TTTGCAAACTAAAAAACATTTATCCCGACATGACAATTGACCATCCTATCCCTTTTGACTGCTATATTAACGGACACGGATATATTGATGTCAAAACAACTAAGAAGACAAACGGAATGCTTTTAGTAGGCGTTTGGAAATCAAGGTCAATACCCGACTATTATGCTTTGATGGTGGGAGAGTTTCCTACTTATGAGTTCAAGGGATTCTTCCCAGGTAATGACTTATTTAATGATGGCAACCTTGTTGACTTGGGACATGGACCAACTTACGGAATACCACAGGACCGATTAAAAATGGACCTATGAGGGTAGTGCAAATTATTTACTTTATCCTTATCTCTTTACCATTGGCGGTCTGTTTTTATATGGGTGCAACCATTATTTTACTTATAAAACAAAAGTTTTGAGGGACATAACCTATCATCTTGAGAACGCAGTTGAGTATCTTGTTTATGATTTATCTATTGAGGACATTGAAGAACGCAGGGCAAATGCGGTCGCCTATCGGTCAGGTAAATGCGTTTGTAACTTTATGGGATATCCTCCCAATAAGATTAGCGAAATGAGGCAGATAGGTCGCAAGGTTATAAGCAGAAATGATGGCAAAACCTATGCGGTCCGTATAAAGAAAAAATTGCAAGATGTTAAGTAAAAAGTTATATTTGGACTACTTGATAGTGGAACATCAAGAGCATTTAAAAATTATTAATGCCTTAGAGAGATTCGGAGGTTTGCAAGAGCAGACCTGTTCCACCCGAATCTTTTTAAGGTATTTTTTTTAGTATGAAGAAAGATGCGTTTTATTTTCCGCATTTTGCAAACTCAAGGAATGATAATAAGATAATGAGATTGCGGTTAGAATTAGGTCTTGAAGGTTATGCTATCTATTTTATGTTACTGGAAGTCCTTAGAGAACAAAATGACTTCAAATATCCAACAAAGGATATAGATATCCTTGCTCACCAATTTGTTACAAGTGAGCAAAAAGTTCGTGTAGTCATTTGCAACTATGGACTTTTTGAGGTAGATTCAGATGAGATGTTTTTTAGCATCAAGCAGATTTACTACCTTCAACCTTACATTGAAAAGACACAAAGAGCAAGAGTTGCAGCACAAAAAAGGTGGGATAAGGTAGAAGCAGATGCAAATGGAATGCAAATGCATAGCAAATGCAATGCCGATGCAATGCAAATAAAGGAAAGTAAAGTAAAGGAAACTAAAGTAAAAGAAAGTAAAGTAGGTTTTATACGTCCTGAATTATTTGTAGTTCAGAACTATTTTGAACAAGTAGGTAACCTAACCGAAGCAGAAGGATTCTTTAACTACTATGAGAGCAATGGATGGAAGGTAGGAAAGAACCCAATGAAAGATTGGCAAGCAGCATCAAGGAACTGGATTAAAAACTCAAAAAACTATAAACAAAATGGAACAAGCACTAAGTCAAACTTTGACATCTATAATGAGAAACGAAACGAAATCCATGACTACTTCTCCGAGATTGACAGACTCAGAGCAACTGGACCTGGAACGTTTTAAACTTGCAAGAGCATCTGAAAAGTTAAACACTGTAAGCATTGCACTTGTAGTTGATGAACTTATAAGGGGAATGCATAAACTTGGCATCAAAGGGGATAAGATACCCAATAAAGAGGAATTATCTGTAATGTATAAGTCAATCGTTGAGGAATACCCTAACATAAAGTTCGGTGAGTTATCCCTTGCTTTTGATTTAGCAAGTAAGGGGAAACTTGATATGGAAGCAGAAACCTATCAGAACTTTTCAGTATTATATCTGCATAGGTTACTTAGAGCATTTGCAAGGTATGGGATGCAGAAACTTAATGAGATTAAACCAGTTCAAGAAAGCAGTTGGAATCCAAGATTTGTTACCGATGACGAAAAGATAGAAACTGCGTTTGATTGTTATAAAAAATTTCGCATTTGGGATAGCATCGTGTTCGGGGTGGATGTGTTCCATATCCTGCATAAGCAAGGCAAAATAATTGTAGAAGTTGATGATACCTATGATAAGGTTCTAAAGGCAATGAATGAGAAATTATTTGAGGGGTCAAGGCAGGACAAGATAGACATAAGAAACAAGATGAAGGATGATGACTACATGGAGCATCAATGCTATCGGATGGCGGTAGCAGATTATTTCACTAAACTAATTAACAGAGGATAATGAAATCTTTCTTATATAATATGGACTATGTAAATAGTCAGTCAAAGCAAAATCTTTTTAATGTAGTTTCTTTGTTTGCAGGTGGTGGTGGTTCATCAACTGGTTATCGTTTAGCGGGTGGAAATGTTTTGGCAATAAATGAATTCATTGAATCAGCACAAGAAACATATCAACAAAATTATCCTGATACACATATATTTAAACAAGATATCAGAGAACTAACTGGTAAAATAATATTAGACAAACTACAAATAAAAAAAGGAGAATTGGATATTCTTGATGGTTCACCACCTTGTGCAAGTTTTTCCATTGCAGGAGCAAAAGAGAAACTATGGGGTGAGGTTAAAAAATACTCAGATACAGAACAAAGAACAGATGACTTATTTTTTGAATTTGCAAGAATATTAAATGAGATACAACCCAAGGTTTTTGTATGTGAAAATGTTGCAGGTTTAGTATCAGGTGTATCATCAAAATTATTAGGGAATCAGCAATACAATATATTTGGTGAAGAAGAAAATACGATATATCACACATTGACAAAGTGCGGTTATTCTGTCAGGTTTAAAGTATTAAATGCCAAGAACTATGGAGTTCCACAAAATAGGGATAGAACAATATTTATCGGAGTGCGAAATGATATAAAAAATGTCATTACATTTCCAAAGGTATTTCCTGAGATTGTAACAATAGAAGAGGCATTGAATGATGTTGAATATATAGAAATGAAACGAAAAGCATTTGGAGAATCAACACCAAGAAGAGCAGATAAAAATAGCGTTTGCTTTACAATTACGGCAGATGGACTTGGTGCGACAAGAAGATATAAAGTAATAAGAACCAATAAAGAAGAAAACAAATTGAGTATTGATGAGTTAAAAATATTAAGTTCTTTTCCGACAGACTACAAGTTGACTGGTTCATACAGTAAGCAGTGGGAAAGAATAGGGAGAGCAGTTCCTCCATTGATGATGAAAGAAATTGCAGAACATATTTATAAAACCATATTAAATAAGTAATCAATATGGACCTCTCAGTCGGATTAATAACAAAGTTTGCATTAATGAAGTTGGAATCCAAAGGTTACTATGTTTGGCGTAATAACAACTTGTCTGTACCTGGCAGGAAGTTCATTGGGGAGAGAGGTGTAGCAGATATAACAGGATTCTGCAAGACTACAGGCAAGGCGGTTTATTGCGAGGTTAAAACTATTAAGGATAAACTTAGCGACTATCAGATAGTTTTTCTCAATAGAGCAAAAAATGCAGGAGCATTGTGTTACCTTGCAACTGATAACAAGGGCATCCCTGAACTTAACATATGGGTCTGACAAAGAACGATATCATAGCAGGTCTATACACGGACAAGGATATAGACAATGCCATCAAGAAGATGCAACCTTTTGAGTTGCAGGATGACTTGAGGCAAGAGATGTTTATGGTACTTTGCGAAATGGATGACATAAAGTTTATGTCAATGCATACGGGTGGATTCCTAAAGTTCTACTTGGTCCGCACAATGCTTTCAATGATTAAATCCGATAGGTCAACTTTCTTTAATAAGTTCCGCAGGGTGTTTACGGAATGGACCGAGAAACACGATGCACCCGATGTAAGTGATACCATACAAACCGATGAGATAACTGTAAAACTGAATAATTCTTTAAAGATTCTCCATTGGTATGAACTTGAAATCCTTAGACTATATTCCGAGAATGGGCATAACATAATGAGTCTTTCAAGGGATACTGGCATCCCTTATCGTTCCCTTATGAAGACCATTAAGAAGACAAAGACATTACTTAAATATAAAATCAAAAACCATGTTACTCCTTAAAATTGTTATCGCAACGCTTTTCTTTGTTTTTTACATTATTGATATGGCAAGACTTCCCGAGAAGTTAAAGGTCAATTATAAACCATTTAACTGCAATATGTGCCTTTCCGTATATATTGCCATCGCTTTGTATTTATTGCCAGTAGTGGTCCTTAATTGCGTTTTAGTGGCATTTGTCGCAGGGGTATCTGCTCCACTATTTAGAAACCTTATGAATAACATATTCTTTAAAAAATGATATTCAAAGACATTAGTCATTAATAAATTAATCACAATGGAATCAGGAATCAATTATTTAATCAGTCATGCTTTTTGTCAGAATTGCAGTTACAAATGGACTGCGGTAGTTGAAGTTGAGTACATACAATTGACAGAAAATAAAGAATATAAAATGCCTGAATTTTTAGAATGCCCCGAATGCAAATCTGAGTTTGCTGATTATAGCGGAATAATTACTGATGAACAATTTAAAAATAAATATTTTAAAAAATAAACTATGGCACAACAAACGGCAGTTGAATGGTTGATGGATAGAATAAAGAATCAGCACCTGTATGGTTTTACTCCATTACATGAATTAGAAGAACAAGCAAAATCAATGGAGATAGAGCGTTTAGAAGATTGTTGGATTGCTGCTGAACAATCTGAAGATTCACAAACATTTTTTAATTACTACAACGAAACCTATAACAAATGACACAGGAAGATGAAAAGTTTATTCGTGACAATATCTACAACTTTGAATGTGTAAAGATTGGGTTTATGAAGAACCTTCCCTTGCACATCTTGGTAGGATATGAGCAGATTTATCGCAGATACCTTGATGGTGGTTTTATCCTGACAAGTTGGTGTGCGAACTGCGTAGCAGACATGATGAAGAGATTGAGTAACTATTGGGATATTTACCAAGCATCCAAGTTGCTTGATGCAGAAGTTGTACAAGAATTTGTACAAGTACCGAAAAAGAAAGGCAGACCATTTAAAAACAAGCAATGAGAATCATAACAGTTGGTCAAAGAAACTCGGGGGTTTCATTCCATCGGTTGTTCAATCCTTTAATATACTTGCCAAAGGATTACGCAATGATGACTGATGTACTAACCGAGGAAGAACTTGAAAAAGGGTATGACATACTTTTTATCAATCGTTACATAGCAGGGATGGAGGTTGATGAGGTTGTAAGATTAAGGGAGAAGTACGGATTCAAGTTGGTAGTTGATGTGGATGATTATTGGAACTTAGATGCATGGCATATCCTTTACGGCAAATATCCTACTCAAAAGGTCATTGACCATATCAAGGTGGCAGACTTGGTAATATGTTCTAACAATGATTTAGCGGTTCAAATTGATGAACTAAACAATAAATGGATAGTTATACCAAACGCATTACCTTATGGAGAGGACCAGTTCACAGATGTAAAGACCGAATCAGAAAAGGTCCGCTTTGTTTATGCAGGTTCGGTAACACACGAGAAGGACATTGCAATCCTAAAGAATCCAATGAAAAGAGTTGCAGGGGATTCTATGGTAAAGAATAACTCAAACTTTATCCTTTGCGGATATTCGGAAGATAAGAACGTATCAGAAGCATGGGGCAGAATGATTAATGATTATATGTGTGGGTTCAAGGTTGATGGGTACATACGGGGTGCGTTACCAGTGGACCAATACATGAACTTTTACAATGAGGCAGATGCTTGTCTTGTCCCTTTAGTAGATTCCAAGTTTAACTCAATGAAATCTAACCTAAAGGTCTTGGAGGCAGCAACTAAGAATGCACCTGTAATCTGTTCCAATGTTAAACCTTATTCCCAATGTAAATATATCATCCCTGTAAACAATCAATCAGATTGGTTCATAAATATTAAAAAAGTTGTCAAAGATGCTATTTATAGAAAGGAGATGGGGATTGCAAATGGGGAATGGTGTAGAGAGAACTTTAACTTAGTCAAGGTAAATAAATTAAGAACACAAATATTTAACGCATTATGAAAGCAACATTAACCTTTGACCTTGACGATTACGATGATGGCATTGCACATTTAAGATGTATTCAATCATCTGATATATGCATGGTCTTATGGAACTTTATGAATAACACAAGAGAAGAAGTAACTGAGAAAGCATTAAAAGATGAACTTGATATAGATGATGCAGTTAATTCTGCTTACCATAAGTTATGGGAGATGTTAGATGAAAAGAGTATTAACATAGATAAACTTGTAGACTAATGGATAAGGTACTTATCGCAATGGCAGTGCATGACACTGAAGAGAATAAAAGGTCAGAACTAACTGAAAAGGTCCTAAATGAATTACATTTTCAGCATATCTTTTATGACCATGAGTTTTGGATTATAGATAATAACTCTTGCCAGGCAACAAAGGATATTATAAAAGAATATGCAGCAGATGGTTTTGTAAATGTAATAACCAATGAAGAAAACATTGGAACGGCAGAAGCGATTAATCTTGCTTGGAAGAATCGTAAACCAGGTCAGCACTGCATCAAGATGGACAATGATGTAATCATAGACAATTATGATTGGGTGAAAGATATGGTGGAGGCAATTGAACGTGAACCTAAGATAGGTATTGTAGGACTGAAGCGGAAAGATTGTTGGGAAGAACCGAATCACGCACTACCTGATTGGAGAAGTGAATTAATTATGCTACCACACTTCGCAGGTCAGAGATGGATAATAGTTGAGAAGTGCCATCACATAATAGGTACTTGTCAGATGTACTCCTCCGCTTTGCTTGACAAAATAGGTTACCTTTGCCAACCTAACCTCTACGGATATGATGATGTCCTTGCATCTCATAGGTCAACAGTTGCAGGGATGTGGAATGTGTTCTTGCCTCATATTGAAATTGAACACATAGACAAGGGAGAAACGGAATACCAAACGTGGAAGGAGAAGCATAGTGCAGAGGTAACCCAACAGGTAATTAAGATGACCCATGAATACTATCACGGAACAAGACCAATATACTACAATCCTTTCCAATGAAAGTAATAGTTTCACTTGACAATCCGAATCACGCAGGTTGGTTAAAGTTTGAGGAATCCCTTAAACAACACGGATGGTCCTATCATCCAATCGTAAGGGAGTGGAAAGGGTTTGGCACAAAGATAATCGGACTTTACGAGTACCTATGCTCAACCGATATAGATGAATTCATTTACTTGGATGCCTACGATAATTATTGCATAGCAAGTCCCCATGAGTTTAAGTTTAAAAAGAAAGTTTACCCAATTATAATATCAAGCGAAAAAGGATGCTATCCCGACACGCATAAGATGGGAATGTTTCCAGTAGTAAATCACGAATGGAAGTTTCTAAATAGCGGACAGATATACGGCAATAAGGAACACTTCATTAGTGTTTACAATAGTAATCCTCCGAGGTTTGAGGATGATGACCAAAGATGGTATACCGACAGATTCCTAAATATGAGGTCTACCATAGGACTTGACTATTGTAATATCTTTCAATCGGTTGCGTTTGAGGTAGAAGGTGACTTTACCCTAACTTACAATAGATTGTACAACAATAAAACACATACCTTCCCTATGTTCATTCACGGGAATGGCAAGACTGACATGAGCAAATTTTATCTATTATGACACCAAAAGAAAAAGCAGCATACTTGGTATTAAAGTATATGTCAAAAGTTGTAAGCAAGAATGTCGCAAAAGAATGTGCATTGGTTTGCTGCGATGAAGTTTTAAGTTATATGGGAGCAGATATAGGTACCGAATTTTGGCAAGAAGTTAAAAAAGAAATAGAAGCAATATGATGGAATGGATAGTAAAAGAATACACAGACAAGGTCAACGCAGACCAAGAACTTAAAGAGTATAGGGACTGGATTGAAGCAAATGCATTCGGATTCGGGGAAAGATGCTTTATTTGGATGTGGAATGAGATAGTTCAAAAGATGCCTCAAGAGTTCACCTTTATGGAGATTGGAGTCTTTAGAGGTCAGATTCTCGGATTGATACGGATATTAGCGGATAGACACGGAAAGAAGGTTAGGCGAATAGGGATAACACCTCTTGACACATCGGATGGTCATTGGGAATCTGACTACGAAGCAGACATTAAGAAACTACATGACACCTTTAAGATTGCCAATGATTATGAAATAATCACATTGGATTCAACTAATCCCGTTGCGGTGAATCTTGCCTCTCAGAATCCTCCTGATGTACTTTACATTGATGGAGGGCATACCTATGAGGTTGTAATGGCAGACCTCAAGAACTACTTGCCTATTCTAAAGGTAGGTGGTACACTTGTCATTGATGACTGCAATAACGCAATCCCAATGCCATTTGGTTACTTCGCAGGGATTCAATCGGTATCAAACGCAGTGGACCAATTCCTCCCAAGAGAAGGACAAACGGAACAATGGAAGCATGAACTTAACCTGGTACATAACAGAGTATTAACTAAACTAAAATAATGAATCCAATCACAGTTAAAATCAGCGAAGTAAAGTCTAACCCGAACAATCCAAGAATTATAAAGGATGATAAGTTCCAAAAGTTAGTCAAGTCAATCAAGGAGTTCCCAGAGATGCTTAACATCCGACCAATCGTGGTCAATGCCGATATGGTTGTACTCGGTGGCAATATGCGACTTAGAGCGTGTAAGGAAGCAGGACTTAAAGAGGTAGCAATAATCAAAGCAGAGGACCTGACAGAGGACCAACAGAAGCAGTTTATTATCAAGGATAATGTCGGGTTTGGAGAATGGGATTGGGAAGACCTTGCGAATAATTGGGATGCTGAACAGTTGACAGATTGGGGGTTGGATATACCCGACTTTAAATCTGAAGTCCTTGAAGCAGAAGAAGATGAGTTTGAAGTACCTGATGGTGGAATTGATACAGATATCGTTCTTGGGGATTTGTTTGAGATAGGTGAGCATCGTTTACTTTGTGGCGATTCAACAGATAGCGACCAAGTTGCAAAGTTGATGAACGGAGAGAAGGCAGATATGGCATTTACAAGTCCACCATATAATGCAGGTAAAAGTGAGGCATTGAGTGGTAATACTCACACAACTGACAATAAATATAATGAGTACAACGATAATCAAACAAAAGATGCTTATTTAGATTTATTGATAGGATTTACAAATAATGCTTTATTGTTTAGCGAATATTTGATATGCAATATTCAAAGTTTAGCAGGTAATAAAATTGCATTAATTGAGTATCTTAATGAATATAAGAATCAATTTATTGATGTAGCAATATGGGATAAGGGACACGGGGCACCTGCAATGGCAGAAAATGTAATGACATCCGCTTGGGAATATATGTTTTTTATTTCATCTAAAGAAAAAGCATCAAGGGCAATACCAAATGCAAATTTTAGAGGAACTGTTCCAAATATTTACAGAGGTAAACCAAATAGGAATAATCAATTTTCACACGTTCACGCTGCAACATTCCCAATAGATTTGCCTGAATGGGTATTACAATTTACAAATGAAAATAATATTATATTGGACCAATTCTGCGGAACAGGAACAACAATGGTTGCGTCACACCAACTCAAACGCAAGTGCTATGGGATGGAACTTGACCCTAAATATTGTCAGGTTATAGTGGATAGGATGATGAAACTTGACCCGACTTTGGAGGTGAAGAGGAACGGGGAGAAGTATACTAAAACAATGGACTAACAATGGCAAAGCGAATCAAGCAACAACACGGAGGCGAAATACAGAATTGGGATAAGGGAGTGTCAGGGAACCCAAACGGAAGACCGAGGAAGTATGTATCACTTCTGAAAGAGCAGGGGTATAAGTTAGCAGAGGTAAACGATTGCATCCAAGCAATTATGTCAATGGATATGCAGGAACTTAAATCGGTATGGGATAACCCGAAAGCAACTGTATTGGAGAAGACCATTGCAGGGGCATTGAGGAAGTCACTTGAGAAGGGAAGTCTTTATTCAATAGATACCTTACTTACCAGGGTGTACGGCAAACCGAAGGAAACGGCACACATTACCAATGATGGGAAGATTGAGGTGGTGTTCACTAAGGGTAAAACGATTCTATGATAATTGAACTTCCCGAAGCACATAAGAACCAGGAAACAATAATTGAATCCCCTGCAAGGTTCAGGGTGGTCATGTGTGGTAGGAGGTTCGGCAAGTCTGAACTCTCACAGGTAGAGATTATCAAGAATGCCATTGTAGGGCAAACTGTTGCCTATATTACCCCGACTTATAACCTTGCCAAGACTTTCTTTGATAAACTTGCTAAAGCAGTTCCTTTCGCCTCTAATCGGTCCGATTTGACTATTGAGTTCCCTAATGGAGGTTCGGTTCAGTTCTTTACAGGGGAGAGGTTAGATAACCTGCGAGGTAGGAAGTTTCACCTGGTTGTGGTAGATGAAGCAAGTTTTATCCCTGACCTTGAGGGGGGTTGGTTAAATAGTATTAGACCTACCTTAACGGATTACAAAGGGAAGGCATTATTCCTCTCAACTCCAAAGGGTAAGAACTACTTTTACTCTTTGTTTATGAAAGGAAACGGAGGGGAGGAAGATTGGCAATCGTTTAAGTTCAGCACCTATGACAATCCATACATAGATAAGTCAGAGGTTGATAGTGCAAGGATGCAACTACCAGAGGTAGTCTTTGAGCAAGAGTACATGGCAAACCCTGCTGAGAACGCTGCCAATCCTTTCGGGTCTGCTTACATTCGCCAATGCATCTTCCCGATGTCTACCAATCAAGTTGCTTGTTACGGCATAGACCTTGCCAAAGCGGTTGACTGGACTGTAGTGATAGGACTTGACAAGAATGGGTCTGTGTGCCATTACGAACGCTTTCAAAGGGATTGGAGGCAGACTAAGGAGTACATTGTCAATCTACCTAAAGCACCCATCCTGATGGATAGTACGGGGGTAGGTGACCCAATCTTTGAGGATATGCAAAGGGAGGGTCTTGATGTGCAAGGGTATAAGTTTAGTTCTACCTCAAAACAAATGCTTATGGAAGGTCTTGCATCCGCTATTCACCAAAGGAAGATTACATTCCCACCTGGTCCTATCGTGGATGAACTTGAGATATTTGAGTATCAGTACACCTCATTCGGGGTAAAGTACTCCGCACCTCAAGGATTCCATGATGACTGCGTGGTTAGTCTGTCCCTTGCTTGGCAACATCTTCAGAAGAATGTGGGGAGTGGGAGGTATAGTTTTGCATAATGGGGGGAAGTCGGGGGGAAACTACTTTTTTTAAAATAATCTGCTAAAAAAGTTAGTTATCTAAAATATTTAGTATTTTCGCATAGTCAATCCGATTAGGTAGTCTCAGTACATATTCGGGTTTGATTCATGCAACCCGCATAAATTAGACCCACCTGCTGAGACCAGTGTGGGTTCTTTTTTTACCCTAACTTTGGATGACCTGCAAGTAGTTGCCTACCTCTCAAAGTTCTGAATTCAAGGAGTTTAAATCTGTTAAATGAAAAGAAGGATGTAACTTTTTCCCTTTTCAGCCGACTAACCCGATTGCCTATGTGACGGAGTAGATGGTCAGTAGTTGTTTCCTATTGGGGGTAGGGGGCAACTTCTGTTCTGACCAACTTCCCTCATAACCTTGTTCGGGAGTAGATTAAGATTACCTTATACACTTAACCACATTTAAACTATTTAACATTATGAATTGGTCCAATGTAACAGTCTTCCAATACCAACAGATTAATGAACTCTATGCTAATAGTAAGGACCTTACCGACCTTGATATATCGGTAAAGGTTGCCTCAATACTAACCAACCAAACGGAGAATCAGATAGATTCACTACCAGTTAAGGAACTTGCACCATTATTGGAATCCATTGCTTTTATTAATGAAGAGATTAAACCCGAAGCGGTAAAGGTGCTAAAGATTAATGGCAGAAGGTATAAGTGCGTTTATGATGTGCGGAATATCCCTGCATCAAGGTATATTGAATCTAAGCACTTTAGTAACGATGTAATGGGTAATCTGCACAAGATAATGGCGTGTATGGTCATTCCTCAAAAGAGGGGATGCTTTGGGTGGAAGGATGACAAGTACGATGCAGGTAAACATAGCGACTATGCTCAAGATATGCTTGAAGCACCGATTGTTTCCGTTCTTGGTTCGGTGGTTTTTTTTTATCAAGTATTCAAACTTTGGATAAAGAATTCAAATGGTTATATGGTCCAACAGATGATGGAGCAGGGAGTGGAGAAGATGAAAGCGGAAGAAGTGCATCAGGTTTTATGCACCATTATGGATGGATTTACCAAACCAAACTGGTTGCCGACTTTGAAGGAATCACACTTGACCAAGCATTTAACTTACCTGTCATAAACTTCCTCAATGACCTTGCCTACCTTAAAGCGAAGATGGAACATGATAACGAATTAATACGGAAGAGTTATGGCAAAAGTTGATACGGTTGTAGTAGTAGATGATGCGATAATTGAATCGGAGGCATTAAAACGTAAAGATTATGCCTCATTAAAGGAATTACCATTCGTTGAGAAGGTAATGATTGCTTATGCTGCAAGATTCATTATTCAGGTACAGAAAAACTTGATTAATGATAATAAGACCGATACTGGTAGACTTGAAAGGGATATTCAGCAAGGGGACATCATAAAGGCAAACGGGTCTTATCTTATAGACATCGGTTATCCTAAAAGTTCAGAGGCAGCGAAATACTATGACTTTGTCAATAAAGGTGTCAAAGGTTTTAAGTCAGGTACACCGAATAGTCCTTATCGGTTTAGGTCCGCATATCCTTCTATGAATGGACCAATGGTTACCGCTATCCAAAAATGGGTAAAAAGAAACTCAAAGTTAGCAAGAAGGGAAGACCAAAGGTATAACCTTTCGGGTCTGCAAAGGAAAAGAAAGTCGGTTTCCGAATTAAACACTGGCAGGACCACTGCTTACCTAATAGCACGGAAGATAAAGCAAAGAGGTTTACCGAGGACTGGATTCTTTGATGATGCCATTACTCAGGTATTTAATGACCAATTTTATAACAAGATGGCAGAAGCAGTTGGGGGAGATGTGAGGTTGTACATAAAACAGGCTGCTTCGCTAATTAATGAAGAGAACAAGTAATTATGGCAATAACAGTAAATTCAATACCCGAACAATACGCATCCCTTCACGATGACCTTTGGTTCGTGGTGGATAGCACAAACAAGGCATCAAGCAATTTTAAGTATGTCTTTGATGTTTATGTAGATGCGGTCTTGGTAGCAAGAATTAAGCAGTTCCCTGATGTTACAAGCACGAAGGGTATATTTAACGCAGGAAACATTATGCGTAACTATGCTCAATCTTATTTCATACCGAATCCTGCGACTACCCTATTTAGTGGTTCAAATGATAATATTTATAAGCAATACACCATAAAATATGGGGAAGAGTATGGAGGAACTACCTACACCAATCTCCTTGAGCAGACCTATGTAGCATTCAATTTCTATTATCCCGACTTTTATAATCCTGCTCAATCTCCTACCTATTTCAAGTCATATATTAATGAATGGTTGACAAATAGGGATTTGAGCAATGTGGAATGTGCATTTACCGATAAGTTGCATATCGGTTATATGTTTGCAAGTGGTGTGACTACAAATGTCTACCCATCGGTGCAACTTTACAACGAGAACGGGACTACAAGCGGAAGTGCTTTAACAACCGCAATAGACCCACAGGAATCATTTAGTCTGCTTGATATCTCACCAACTGCCATCAATGACTGGTATGGTTCAACAGTAATCCCACAATCTGCATACTCATACGGCATTAAATTGCACAATGGGGTAGGATTCGGGGATGAGGTAAGGGTTAAACTTGTTTGCAATCCTAACTACTCACCAATAGCATTGCACTTCCTAAATCAGTTAGGAGGTTACGATACAATGCACTTCAGATTGGTAAACAAAGAAGCAAGGAACGTGGAATCAAAGCAGTACGAAGGCAGTAAATATAGGTACAACGCTTCTGCTACCGCAATGCGGTCCTATGATGATTATAATAGAATCAACCCAGGTGCAACCAAGTATGTGGTTGAGCATACCACAATGTATAAACTGAGAAGTAATTACTTAAATGTAAAAGATTACAACTGGTTGGCAGAGTTAATCCAATCACCCGAGGTCTACTTTGAGCAAGGAGGGTACTATTATCCCGTGGTCACTATGACAAGTAATTGGGAAGAGAAAAAGAGGATAGCAGATAAGATGTTCAATCTTGAACTTGATGTGCAGATTGCCAATAAAAAATATAGTCAATTCCGATGAGGACTGAGATATACATTGATAATTACAGACTTGACTTGACAAAGGAAATCTCCGCAGAGTTTACCTATGCAATAGATGAGATTCAAGACTTTGCAACAAGGAACACCTCATTTAGTAAAACCATAATCCTCCCTGGCAATGAAACAAATAATAAGTTATTCGGTAATATATTTGAGTTCGGAAACTCCAATTTATACAATCCAGCAATCCCAAATGTGGGTTACAACTTCAATGCAACCAAGTCGGTTCCATGTATTATCTTGGTAGATAAGATACAAATATTTAAGGGTGTACTTAGGATGCTTGAAATCATCATTGATGATAGAAGCATTGAGTATGAAGTTTGTGTGTTCGGTGAGTTAGGTGGTTTTATCAACGCACTTGGAAATAGTAAGTTAGAAGACATTAACTTTGGGATTGCGGACCAAACGTGGAACGCTACCACGATTGCAAATAGTTGGGATAACATTAGCGGGACAGGTGTTTACTATCCTCTCATTGATAACGGGGTAGTATCAACTAATAAAGTAGACTTTTCTTTTGATGCCTTCCGACCTGCTTTGTTTGTTAAGCAATACCTAACTAAGATACTTGATGGGTCGGGTTACACCTATGATTTCCCTTTACTTAGTACGGCATTAATGAATCGGTTGGTAATACCTAACAATCAAAAGACATTAACAAAAAATGATACAACTCAATTCATCGCAACTCCGAACAATGCAAACTATCCAATAGCATCAAAAGTTGAATTTACTGCAACACAACTTGGACCATTCCTTGTTAATGTTGCAAATAATACTTTCACTTACAATAGTGCAACCACTACAACAATCAATTTCCAAGTGGTTGTTAGCGGTGCAATCATTGACCCGAATACCACTTTCTTTGATATTGCATTGAGAAAAAACGGGGTAAACATTGCATCTCAAGGTTATGTTCCAAACACATTTGATTACATATTTACTGCCGATTTGTCCGTAAACAATATTTCTGTAACAAACACAGACTTCTTTGATATTTTTGTTATATCGGATGCAGGAGGTGGATTTGGTTATGACATAACTGGAGATACAATATTGGTGGGAACAGATTTAATTGAGCAAGTAAATATAAGTTATGGAGATACTATTGTAGTAAACGATACAATACCTAAGGGAATCTTCCAAAAAGATTTCTTTGCATCCATTGTCAAGATGTTTAACCTCTATGTTTATGAAGACAAGTTGGTAGAGAAGAAACTTATTATAAAACCATTTATTGACTTTTACGATGGCACTAAGATAGACTGGACCGACAAAGTGGACCGAGGAAGTGTTATGAGGTTGAAACCGATGAGTGAGTTTACTGCACGTTATTACGATTACAAGTACAAGCAAGACAATGACTTTTATGCGGAGAACTACCGAAAGAAGTACAATGAGGGATATGGTGATTTGATTTATGATAGTGAGAATGAGTTTGTTAAGGAAGTTGATAGCACCGAGTTGATTTTTGCATCTACCATACTTTATGAAAAGACTGGAACCGATAAGATTTATTCTGTCATTTATAAACTATCCAACGAGAACACGAAAGAAGATAAGATGGATTCCGTTATTAGAATCCTTCAAGCAAAGAAGATAACGGGTAGGGCATCTTGGAAACTTAACCATACATCGGGTCATGATACATACACCGCATACGGATATGCAGGACACTTTGATGACCCATATAACCCACAATCGGATATTAATTGGGGAGCAACTAAGGAACTATTTTATAATGCATCATCGGTAACCGCAGCGAATCTGTTTAATGGGTATTGGTCCGAGTACATTGCAGAGATAACCGATAAGGATAGCAAGTTGCTCACCTGTTCATTAAAGTTGAATGAGGTGGACATTTATAACCTTGATTTTAGCAAACTGATATACATTGATGGTTCACTTTGGCGGTTGAATAAAGTCTTGGATTATAACCCTATGGACTTTAACGTGACAAAGGTGGAACTTCTTAAGGTAATTGAATTAACATACGTTTAATATGGCAGAAGAAATAATTGGCATCAAGGTCCAAGTTGATGCGAGTGATGTAGGTAAATCGGTTGGTTCATTAAAGAAGCAACTTAGGGAAGCACAGAATGAAGTCACGGCATTGTCTGAAAAGTTCGGTGCGACATCAAAAGAAGCAATCAATGCAGCAAAGAAGGCAGCACAATTAAAGGATGCCATCGGTGATGCGAAAGCATTAACGGATGCATTTAATCCTGATGCAAAGTTCAAAGCATTAACGGCATCTTTGTCGGGTGTTGCAGGTGGATTCGCTGCCTTGCAAGGTGCAGTTGGATTGTTCGGAAATCAAGCAGAAGCAGTTGAGAAAACATTGTTAAAGGTTCAATCTGCTTTAGCATTGTCGCAGGGTTTACAGGCGGTTGGCGAGAGCATAGACTCATTCAAGCAATTAGGTGCGGTTGTAAAGACAGGCGTTTCTAATGCCTTTGGAACGCTTCGTAGTGCTATTATATCTACTGGGATAGGTGCATTAGTAGTTGGTCTTGGTTTATTGATTGCCAACTTTGAAACAGTTAAAAAAGTAGTCCTTAACTTCATCCCTGGTCTTGGCAAACTTGCCGACTTTGTAGGTAACCTTGTAAATAAAGTAACCGATTTTGTTGGAATAACAACAGAGGCAGGAAGGGCAACTGCAAAACTTATAGAAGATAATAATAAGGCAATTAAGAATAGCGAGAGATTTCTTGAACTAAATGGCGATAAATACGATGAATACACGCAACGTAAAATAAAAGCAAACATTGAATTTTTAAAAAAGCAAAATGAGTTTAAAAATGATGAGCAATTATCAGAAGTACAAAAAATTGCTTTCATTAAACAAGCAAGGGAAAAAGCAAATAGAGAGATAGCAAAAGCAGATGCAGATAGAATTGAAGCATCAAAAAAAGTAAAAAAAGCGGAATTAACACAAGAGCAAAAAGAAAACATACAACGGGAAAAGGATTTTAAAGAAGGTCAAGAGTTAATTAGAAGAGAAAAAGAACTTGCTGCGAATCTTACAAAGACTCAAGTTTTAGGCATAACCGCAGCAGGAAAGGATGCACTTATTCAAACGCAAGTGGTTGCAAAGGGTGTTTCTGATGCCATATTGGTAACTGCTCAACAACAAGCAGATGCTAAGAAGCAATTAACGGATTACGAAAAGAAACTTGAGCAAGAAAAATTTGATGCTCAATTAAATCTTGCATCTCAATCCTTGTCTATCATTGGCGGTCTTGTAGACCAAAATAGTGCAGCAGGTAAGGCGATTGCGGTAACTCAAGCAATCATAAACACTTACCAGGGTGCATCTAAGGCATTAGCACAAGGAGGTATCTTTGGACCTGTGGCAGCAGCAGCGACCATTGCAGCAGGATTGATAAACGTAAAAAAGATTATTAGTACCAAGATACCATCAGCAAAAGGCACTGGGAATGTTGCCGATTCGGGAGGTGGTTCAATGTCAATGTCTGCTGCACCAATCTCACCATCTGCACCAATTCAAAACACAGTTACCTCATTAAGTCAGCAATCCATTAACCAAATGGGGTCAGCAGCAGGTAGAGCATACGTTGTGGAATCTGACATCACTAACCAACAAGAAAAGATAATAAGAATAAACCGAGCAGCAAGACTTGGGTAACAATAGTTTATAAAAAATACAAAAATGGAAAAGAATATACCAATTTTTAACTTAGAAATAACCAATGACCTTGAAGATGATGTGGAAGTGGATGTCATTAGTTTAGTTGATAGACCTGCCATAGAGCGGTCCTTCCTTGCCTTTACTGAAGATGAGTTTGCTGAATCCTACACAGACTATCCCGAAAGTGCAAAGAACAACGCACAGAGGGCATTGGATTGGGCAGAGAAAAACGGATGGGGAGAATGTGGCACGGAGGTTGGAAAGATAAGGGCAAACCAAATCGCAAAGGGAGAACCGATTTCACGTGAAACAATCGCAAGAATTAGCGGATTCAAAAGGCATCAACAGAATAAAGATGTTCCCTATTCCGAAGGATGCGGTGGTCTTATGTGGGATGCTTGGGGTGGTACTTCCATGATTGAATGGTCAAGTAACAAACTCAAAAAACTTGACAGGCAGAACTTTGTCATCCAAGATGAGGACCAACAAATCATTAG